GTAACTTAGTTCAGGGTCCAGTCTTTTTAGAACTTTATCTATCTTTTTCTGTATATCTTTTACTTGATTTACTATACCCTCTTTATTTACATTTTGTTTTCCAGAATTAAAAGAATCCTTTAGCAAAGCGAGATCCAAATCATATTTTGCTAAATTTCTAAGATCTGTTTCGTTTAGCCCTTTTCTGGCACGATCCAAATACCTTTCTTTTGTTATCAGGATGTCGTCTTTTAGTCTCCTTAACTCATCCACATCACCCAAAAGACTATATGCTGTAGGGTTATCTTTTAATCTTTTTTCGATCTCTATATCATCATTTAATTGTGATTCATTCAGATCTAAAGCATCAAGCATGTTAGCAAATATGTATCTATCTTTTAGATCTCCCTCTGTTAGCATTTGCTCAGAAACTCTATCAAGCATAATCTCTCTAGCAAAATCATTTCTCTTTCTGAGAGCGAAGTAGCTTATACCAGCAGAAGCTGCGGTTGATGCAATAGCAACATCCTTCATAGCAGTAAAGTAATCGTCCCAGGAGTAATCTGTCAATCCATTTAAATCATCAATAAACATAGACGAAACAGCAATTAGATCTTCTTCAAGAACTTCTCTTTTGGTTAGGGTAGTAAACTCTTGCATCGTGCCAGTAAATCCTTTTGCGTAAGACTTCACAATGTCCATTAATTCAGCATTAGATGCTTTTTCAGCAAAAGGCTTGACCGCTTTATTTAAGCCTCTAAAATAATTATATGTGAAAGCTCTTGTAAATCCAAATTCTACACCAGCCTGGGCTAGCGCAAGACCTCTTGCCTTGCTGTAAGACATGCCGCTATATCCAAGAAGACTCTTATCGACAAAACCATACATCTCTTTGGATTTTTCAGCTAATTCTGAAAACTCTAAATTCTGATTCAATCTTTCTCCGTAAACAGAAAGGCCTGTAAGTGCCAATCCAGCAGTAGGATTTGCTAAAAATGCAAAAGTAATAGGAGCTGTCTCTCCAACCGTCTGTCCTAATGACAAAGCAAACTGTCTGAAGCTCTCTGGGTCTGATAATGGGGCTGAATCTTCTACATAAGAATCTCTGATTTTTTTGACCTCATTCCTCATGTATTTGAAAGGTTTTTTATACCTAGAGTCGAACCCTCTATGTATGCGCTCTCTATCCTCATCACTCAACCCACCATATTTCATTGCGCTTATACTGGCAAGACCCTCTGTAGCAATACCGACAAAGTCTAATAAAGCCGCAGGAACTTCGGTGGCAATATTTAGTGTTTCTCCAAGGATAGGATTCATAACCATTTCAACATTATAACCAAAACGATCTCTTACAGAGTTAGGATCATATGTTTGTTTGTCCCAATACCTTGCATATTGTTCTGTAAGTTTTCTGGTTATTTCCTGCATTGCTTCGCTACCAAAAAACAACTTAGACTCATCCATTACCATATCCAAATCACCACTATGATAAGCGTCTCTCATCGTTTCATCCCTAAGAACTTGTTTTGCATAGTTAAGTGAAGCAGGTCTACCATTTATAATTATAGAAGGTAATGTTATGTCTGCTGGATCAAGCAAGTTGCTCTGAATAAGCTGTCCTATCAAAACTTCTCCGTCTTCATTTGAATCAATAAAACTTTGTAAACCTCCGCTAAGATCTATCATCTTAACAACGCCTTGAGAAAATCTGTCAATTTGATTTTGTCTAGCATCTAATATTTTATATTGCTCGTCTATAGCATCTTGTATTACTTTGTATTCAGGATTTATCTTCTGGTTTTTAACAGGTCCTGCTACCGTTCTAGACGTTAAATATGGGTCTGCAGAAAAAGAAGCTTCTTCTGAATACATTGGTATGTCTTTTCTTGCAGATAGCAATTCGTCAATCTTTGCATTTGCTCTGTTTACTTGATCATTACCTATCTTAATCAAATCGCCATGAAGACCCTCTATTGCAGAAACAGGATCTGTAGTGAACTGAGTATATCTCTGTGTCCATGGCTCTTGATAAGCGCTTTTCATAAACATCTGAATCTGCTTTGCAGCGTTCTTATTTTTTATGTCATAAGACGAAGTATTAGGTCTTTTTAGTTGATTGAAACCAACGCCTATTCCTAAACCAACCCCTGCTGTTGTTGTAGCAACAACGTCTCCAATAGTTTGAGATAAATTTCTAGATAGCTTTATTGGTCCAGACGAGACTTGCTCACCATCACTGGGTCTAGTGTAGGTGATTACAATCTGATCCTTCATGCCCATCCCAGCTTGACTAAATGTAAAATTTAAATCGCCATAATCTTTTGTTAGCTTTACCTCTAACTCTTCTTCACTCAAATCGGATATGTAATCTGATGTGAGTTTGTTGAATAGCTCTTCGGTTGATAAAGATCTATAGCTATCTCTGTACTGTGTTTCTTTTTCACTAGCTTTTATAGCGCCTATTGAAAATGCAGAAACATTTAATGCGTTCTCATATTCTTCAGGACTTATCTGAGCCATGTTTATGCCGCTCTCGTAATAAGACTGTCCTCTTTTTAGAGATTTATCTTGTTTTTCTAAATCTTCTAAAAGTGGAAGTGAGGCGAACTCTTTGCTCATTTCGACAGAAAACTGTTTCTTGAATTCATCAGGGTTATTTAAAAAATCTTCTCCACCCCTGTCCTTGAAGCTTTGCAAAAACAGAATGTCTTGATTTTTCTCTGAGAATAAGTCTTCTTCGGTGAGCCCTGACTTTTCCATCTTTTCCCTCATGGTGTCAGGCATATACTGGTATTTACCTACAGCACGATACCTACCATTATCGTCTTTGTTTTCTTCTTGCCACTTTAAAACTTCTGAAATAGGCATGTCGACAAAGTTGTATCTCTCTTCTTTGTCATAATACCCTCTATATGCATTAGGGTCGTTGTTAGATTCACCCTTAGCTACGAGATGGGAAAACTCTTTTAAGTAATCTTTGTTCTTATGAAATATTGAATCCGATGAAGATTCTTCTTGTTCCGAGTTGTATAGAAAATCCGTACGACCTGACAGAACACTTTCCGCAAGCTCTGCAGTGTTCGCAAAAGTCTTTTTTTTTTCGGATTCCTCTTCTTGCTGATCAGACACAGGCGCTTTGTTGAAATCAATACTTTCTATAAAACCACCCAGATCATCTGCGTTCTCGATGAAAAGAGATTTAGCCCTTGAATTATATTTTTCTAACAAAAGGCTTTTGTCAGCACTACTGAATTCATTAGGATTCTCAGCATAAAGCTCTCTTAACAATTTTTCGATTTCGTTCATCCTATTTTATATTTAATGCCTTTATTAATATTCTTACTGGATCGTCTTTGAATGCCGCTCCTACTTCTTGTTTTGCTTGAGCCAGTCTTATTTGGAAATTCTTATCAGCTTTAATAAGTCGATTTGTTAAAGCTTGAACCTCAGCCTTATTAAGAGGCTTAGAAACAGACGACATAGTAGTCGATCTTTCAGAAACCAAACCAACCCCTCCTTGAGTAATAGCGCTTTGCTTCTGTGGCTGACCTGCTGCCAGGACCTGTGTTGATTGGTATTCAGCCTGACCAACGACTCTAATGCCCATTGGTATTTTTGTCACTCTGCTTGAATCGAATTCTGTTTCTCCTGGTTTAGGTGTATATCCATGTCTGTATGTGACAGTTATACCGCTAATGTTTTCCAGCTCTTGTCCTGTAGAATTAGTTTTAACAACCGCTTGCACATCAGCTTTAGAAAGGTTCAATCCTAAAGACATGTGAGATTGTTCCATAGTCTTGTCCCTGTAAATGTCTTCTAGGCTCTCTGGTCGTCTTTCTTCTCTTGGAGACAATACATTTATTTTTTTTGTATTGCCACTATCATCAGTAACGGTCTGTTCTCTTTCTACATAGTATAAATCAGGATTGGATTTCTTGAACTGTTGATTACTCATTACCTCATTTATGATTTCTTGATTAGATTTCGATTTAATTTCGTCAACCGATTGATTAAATCCTTTTATCTTGTCTTCAGGTGTCTGTGCTTCTGATGACATCAAAAATGCTTTAGTTCCTATCTGATGAAGCATTGCATAATCAACATTGCTCATTTTTTTGCCATACCCTGAAGGATCCAAACTATCTGAATCTTCTGCAGAAATAGATGATCTTTGAACGATGCCTCCAGCATCCCCATAGGTGCTTACTATTCCTAAAGATCCTGATCCTCCACCTATAGTGCCTTTTCTAACTATCTGTGCATTTTTAGTTGTTTCAACTCCGAAAGTCTCATCTAGGTATTGAGAGAAACTATCTTTAACTTCTTTAAGCTTTCTAGCATCTTCCTCGTTGTTTTCTGGATCAAAAACTACAGATCCATTAGAAACCCTATATGTTTTTCCAGAACCACTTCCAGGTTCATACCCCATATGATCATGAAGATAAGAAACAATATCATGTTTACTCATTTCATTTACGAAAGTTTCTTTTAGTTTCTTGTAATTTTCTGGTGTATCTACTATATGACCAGTTATTACTGCGGTTGCATTCGCATCATCTAAATCCAATAATTCAGGAGGAAGAAAGTCTTTGTTTTTATTTACAAATATATCTCTAAACGTTTTTGCCTCATCAAGCTTGTTGAACATTGCAATGTCTTCTGGGCCACTAGAAACGAATTCTTTAATGTCTGTGGAAACCCAAACAGGATTGCCCTTTTCGTCTCTCTCACCTCTATCTATAACATAAGATCCGTCTTTTACAGAAATTGAGTTTACAGATCCTCTGCCCATTACCTTTCCTAGATTGTAGTCCAAAATAGATAATTGAGCTCCAGAAACCTCGTCTCCTTTCTCTGCGATAGCATCTCTTGTATCTTTATAAAATTGTGGAAGTTTTGTGAACGATGCTGCAGACCCCATGCTTTTTGCTAATAGCTGATTATAATCATTAACAGTAAAGCCGTCTTTTCCTATTCTGCTTTTAGCTGAATAAATGTCTTCTCTAACTTTAGACATTAAATCTGCTGCTCCTCTATCAAAAAGCTCGTTTCCTGTTATTGGTGCGTCTGCAAGCTTTATAGCTTCATCAGTTCTTTCCAGAACCTGAGCATCTACAGATCTTTTAACCTCTTCAATGTGCTTAACGCCATCAAGGTATAGTTTTCCAAATTCACCGAAATCTTCTTGTATCGGCCCCCCTGTGGTACTGTAGTCGAATAGGTTTCTATTTCTATAAACCCCACCTAAACCTCTTCTGGAATTAGCCATTTATTAACTTTTTTTCTTAAATATACTTCCTATTGCAGCACCTAACTTCGTCTCACCCTTAAAAGTTTGGCCGAGCTTTGTTTGGTTAAAAGGCTTTCTTTGTTTGCCTGCGCTTCCAGTTGTAGTTGCTGTTTGTTCTTCTTGTCCAAGACCCAAACCAAGTCCGATTTGAGAAAGATCTCCAATAGCACCATATATATCTTGTCTGGCTGCAGCCATGTCTTCGCTAGCTCCTGATATCTTAGCTGCTTTTTGCGCCATTTCAAAATCACCATAATCAGCTTCACGACCAGCGATATCCATATCTCTTCGATACATTCTTTGTTCTGCTTCTGCGCCTATCTCTGCCATACCTGCAATACCTGCTTCAGCGACTTTTCCAAGACCTCCAATGACTGCTCTCGTGCCTGCTTGTCTCAAAGTGTCTTGCATTTCGGATCTCATCGCCTGGATATCTTCTCTTCGCTGCTCTAAGTCTTCTTGAGGAATTCCTTTTTCATAAGGATTTTGTGGCAGTGGAGCAACTTCAGCTTCCATCTGTTTTCTCATTGCAAGCTTTCTTTGTTGAAAACCATCAACGAGCTTTCCCACACTTCCTGCGACAGCCATACCTGTACTAATTAATGTGAAAGGATCCATACTAAATAATTTTTAACAAATATACAAAATTTACAGGTTGCTCTTAGTAACCTCAGAGTCTACAGCATATAGCTCAATAGGCGATGTGCTTGAGTTTGTCATGGTGTACTTTGTGTAATACCCTCTAACTCCTTCCGACTCGGAGGTTTGATTTTTACCCAACATAATAAAATCACCTGAAACAGGCATAGACGATATATTTTTAATTGTTATCGAATTCAAATTAATACTTTCAACAACCCCAACAAGAGTCATATCCCCAATCTCTGATGTTTCCTCATTAACAGTTGCTTTGTAAATATTGTCCTCCACGGATAATGTAGAGTCTGAAAAATCAGAAAAATTTATAGTGTCAGAGGAAACGCTTGTGCAAACTCCAATTCCTTGAAAAGTGAGCTTTTTCGTGTCTACCTCATCGTTATTGTTTCTAACGTACGCATAATACATGTTTTCTCTTTTAACAAAAGATTCTTTTTTTATGTGTCCGCTTTCAATATCGCTGTCAACCAAAACATCCCAATTTTTACTGTTTCCTTCAGTCTTTACAGCCCTATACATTTTAACTTCAGAAGGCCCTTCGTTATTAACGAATTCAATCCTCGTGTCGTAAGATTCACCATAAAATGTATTTCTGTCATTATCATCTTTATGATGCACATATATTTGTCCATTTTTGAAAGTAAAATATTCATCATTAAGATTGTCTATCCATTCTGGTTCATAAGAATAAAACGATGTCCATCCTTGTACCGATTTCTTATATGTTAATGTTTTAGCCATATTATAATATTCTTACACTTAATGTAGCTGTACCGAATGCTCCTGAAGCACAGTCTAATGGTTCTAGCTGTAACTTGTAAATACCAACAGGTAACGTTATTGTTTTTGTTTCAATAGTTGGTCCAGATTGGTCTCTACCGTTAATAACATATGGAGGCCATCCGTAAGGGTTTGATGGGAATGACACATATTGTGTGTAAATACCTGCATTATTCAACAACAATCTACCTGTAGCATAAACGTATTCACCTGTCGTAACATCCACCTCTATTTTAACTTCAACTTCCCCTTCAGCTTCGACATTGAATATTCCTGTTTGATTTACGCTATTTGAACAATTAACATTTATGGAAGTAGTTCCTGTAATTACCGCAGATTTATCTGGCACGACTGCTGGATCTGTACAGCACTCAGAACACTCACTATAAATAGGAGTAGTTGAGTTTATAATAACGTTATGAGCTTGCTGAGGAGAAACTTGTTCCCTGACCTCCCAACAACAAGAACTATTTTCAGTCTTAACAACTTGACCCTTGTTTAATTGTCTTGTTGTTCTCACTATTCTCCTTTCTTTGTTATTATAGCAATTTATCGTTTCGTAGTGATTTTTATTTATATCTACGTCTGAAAAACCATCTGCCCATTCTACAAACTCTACGTCTATTTCTGCTCCACTATTCAAGAAAGGCTCAGTAAGAGATTCCATTTCCCTATCTGTATCTGGATACATTATTTTTGAAACCTTTTGACCAGTAGAACAGTCTGTAATCTGGAAATAAGATGTGCGAACAGGATCTCTATTAGTGATAAGATACACAGCACATTCTGTGTTAGCTACATCTAAGGTAACACAAGGATTACAAGTTGTCTGATCAGGTATAGGCTCTTCCTGTGGAACAAAAACAGGAACAGGTGTTGGTGAAGGTGATGGCGTCGGTGTAGGAGTAGTACCAGGCGCTGGAGCTGGTGTAGGAGCTGGCGTGGGCACATCGTACACATATAGAGGGCAAGACCTAGTATCTGTATAAGGCTCAATGTAATCTGGGTCAGAAGATTGATTTACCTTCGTTTCAGTTGTTGCCTTACCATTTATGTATTTTCTAAGTCTTGTAACAGTCTTTAGTCCAGTAGTCTCTGCCATCTACAGAATTTTCTACAAAGATAGTAAATTAACCAACCTGCTTTTTTATCCAATCATAGGTCAACTGTACTCCATCCTTTAATTGGTACTGAGGTTTCCATCCTATCAACTCAGATATTAGTCTGTTGTCGGAGGATCTTCCTCTAACACCCAAAGGCCCATCTATATGTTTTATTTTTAACTTTTTTCCTGAAACGCTCATAACTGTATTTACAAGTCCATTGATGGTGACCATTTGCTCTGAACCAATATTAACAGGACCTAAATGCTTGTCTTGTCTCATGAAAGCAATTGTAGCGTCAATGGCATCGTCTATGTATAAGAATGATCTGGTTTGTTCGCCATCTCCCCATACTTCAACCACCTTGTCATTTTCAGCGACTTTTCTGCATATTGCGGCTGGTGCTTTTTCTTTCCCATCGTTCCAAGAACAATTTGGTCCATACACATTATGGTATCTAGCGATTCTTACATCTAGATTTTCGTTTCTGTTTGCAGATAAATAAAGTCTTTCTGAAAAAAGTTTTTCCCAACCATATTCTGAATCAGGATTTGCAGGGTAAGCACTATCTTCTTCCGTGATAGGATTATCTGGATCAAGCTGGTTGTGCTCTGGATAAACACAAGCCGAACTAGAAAAAAATATTTTTTTGACGTTAAAAGAAACAGCGCTATCAACTACATTCAAATTAATCTTTGATGAGTTAGACATAACCTGCAGGTCATTATCTCCAGAAAAAATGTATCCTGCTCCACCCATATCTGCTGCCAAATTGTATACCTCGTCAAATGCGTTTTCACTATCATCTAACGACTTTTGATCTGGCGCATGCATGCATAAAGAAACAAAGGATGGATTTCTCAGGTCTACAGGAGCATATTCATCGCATATTTCTTCTTTTTTGTGAAAGGAAGGCTCTTTTTTTATATCTGCAACTCTCACAAAACAACCCTCTTCTTTTAATCTTTTGGCCAAATGACCACCAACGAAGCCACCTCCCCCTAATACTAGTACCTTTTTTTTACTCATTTTGATTCATTTTAATTTCAGTTTCTATTTCTGCGACCCACTGATCTACAGTTCTTTTTGTCTCCCTTGACTTAAATAAATGTAATGGATTTTTTATGTAATTATCCAATCTATTATCTTCATGCCACAAGGGTCTAAGCTTTTTGTCTCCTCTTTCTGTGTTGTCGTTGTAGTTATGCCAGACGTTAGCAAACTTAGGGACATAAAAATCATATCCTGCTATGTATGCTAAACAAGAGTATATTTCTTGATCTAAAAACGGATTTATCAAAAGATCGTTATTATCATCGTATTTGATTACATCTACTATTTCTCCTCTTCCAAAAACATTAGAGCCTGACACATGAAAAGTTTTGCAGTATTTCTCACTCCTAGGCACGGTCCCTCTACTGTTAAAGAAAGGAAAAGCATTTTCTTTGAAATTTAATATTTTATTGCAATTAAGCCTATCGTGCTGTATATAATCATTGTATTCCGAGTAATTTCTTACATCTGGGGGGAATCCAGTTAGAAAGCTGTTCTCTGGAGATTCATCTATTTGTTGTGCTATACCTATGTCCCAATTCCTGTAGAATCTACAATGGCTGTCAACCTGTAAGAATATTTCCTCTCCATTATATAGTTCGTTGTTAATTCTATTTCTAGCGTAACCAACACCTTTTGCTTCTTTATAATGACAGTATATTATTTTTACATCACTCATCAGTCTTAACCTATCCAACATCCACTCTTCATCTTGTAGCATTACACCAAAGACAAGTCTATTTGGAAAAGCAGCTTTCTCTCTTGCATCATCTATCGTTCTTATTAAATCTAAATCTCGATATGAGGCTATATTTATAAAGATCTTTCTGTCGTCTTTTTCAGGTGTCCAATAGTATTGAGATAAGTCGTGCCATGAAGATTGATTGTCTTTGTTCCAAGGTAAAACATCGTAAGCAGAATCAACAGAGTCATGATTATTATATTCTAATATCCTGACGTTTTGATTTATTGACGCTCTATTTACATTTATGTAATCGCTAAAAGTGCTTAACCTGCTACCTAAAAACTCTTCTGCATTACTACATGTTATCATGTCTAGTGCTATTTCTCTAAGAGGGTCTGTTATTTCATACAAATCTGAAAAGAAATGCTTATTTTGTATGTTTAATGAGTCAAAAAAGCTTTTGTCTTTTTCATCTGTTGCTATATAAACTGGTTTATCATAGAAGTAATCTGGAAGAAATTCATTTATAGCACTTAAATCATATTCCATATTAGGTCTATCTGATAAGAAATCACCCCTTCTTATGTGAAGTGCGTTGTAATTTCCCATCTTTTTCTTCGCTTCATTTGCATACCTGTATAGATCTTGGTTAAAACGAATACCTCTGATTATCTTATTTTTTATGTAGTTTCTTTTGTCTGGAGAAGATCCATATACTATGTAATAGAAATGACCAAACAGGTTTCTTGGAAAATGAATGAACTTAGCTTCAGAGTTTACAGAGAAAGGTTTTCTTCCTGCAGCAAACATTTCAAAATCTTCCTGATCTTCTATATTGTTATACACTACGAAATCCTTATCTGGAGGAGGCAACGGATGCAGTTCTTCGTATTTAGATGAGAAGGTTTTTATTTCTGCTATTTTATCTATGCCATTAAAATATCCTATCTTACTGTTTAGAGAAGCATATTCTTCTACATCGTGATAATCAACAGCGTTAAATGTTTCTAAGAAAGTGTCTTTTCTCCAAATACTAAATATATCTAGGTATGAGTTCGTGTCATTCCAGTCGTTAATACCATTAAAATAAACCTTCGGTGGTATTATCAATGTTCTTCCTGTTATTTCTGATATAGCAATAGCTATCTCAAAAGACATTCTAACATTAGAATATCCTGCCCACCAAGGCTCAAAAGATATATACTTATTCTGCGACATACTGCCAGTCGCTTAGCTTATAATGAACGAACATATTTCTAAAGTATGTTCCTGCAAATAAATAATTCCTTGCGTGTTCACAAGCTGCTGACTCATATAAAATCATTTCCCCTACTTCAGCGTACACTTGATTCCATGCTCCGTTGTGAGATTGTATGTCTAATGGCCAATCATCGGCAAACTCCCTGTTTTTGCATCCACATTTTAAGTCTTTGTCTACGATAATAATAGAAGATATGTGATGCGTTGCTATTCTATCCTTATGCGCAACTAGACCAGCTCCTCTTAAATAAGATCTAATACCGTAAATAAATGAAGGCTCTAGTTTTGTTCTTGCAAACTCTTCGTGCAAAGGCAACAACATCTGATGAAGTCTATCTCTTTTTTCATACACCTGTCCCACATCTAAAAGCTCGCTTGTCTTTCCTGTTCCAGGGATTATACTTTCTTTGCCTTCAAAAACCTCCTCTCTTGCGGTAGGCTTCACATCTTCATACATCTCTTGTATTAAAGCCCACGCATCATCTGGCACTTTTACAACTTTAAAGCCTGTCTCATGAAATTTAGGTATGTTGTCGTGATTACTAAAAACCTTTTTCAAGTCTGTTGATTTTGGCCTTCTGTTATGATGTTCTGTCGCTAGCCTTACATCTTCAGATCCATTCCATTCGTTCTCTCTCCACCAAGATGTAATTATGTATTTTGTTCCAGACACAACATCTGTACCTTCATGAAGAGTATCGTGTTGAGGAATACCGTTCTTTGTGTTTTCCCAAAAAACAGCCTTACCTGTCTTAGGCTCTACTGTTTTATCTAAACTTGGAAAGTTAGTGCCACCTCCTTCAAAATCATCGTTAAGATAAATCATCATTGTGTATGTTCTGTTTCCAGAGCTAAGACAATGATTTGTGTAAGAATCGCCTGTAAAATAATCGTGATGCTGTCTAAAGAATTGACCAGCTTCATATTTTTGACCCTGTATAGGCTCTCCTTTGCTTAAGTCTTGCTGTAAAAAAGACGCTATACGTCCCTTTACTTCAATAGTCAGACTATCATTAACATCAAGGTTCGATGTGTATGATGTTCTGGATGAGTCAGTTTTTGATGCTTGTGATCCAGATCCAGCTACAGAAGATCTTACATTGTTTGCTTCAATGTTTGATATAAGCTGATCACATTCTTCTTTCGTTAGAAAGTTCTCTATTTCTGTTATCATTGTATTTATATTTAATTATATTCATTTAAAATCCACCATTTGCCGCAACACAACCTGAGCAATCATTAAATTCTGAAACCCAAGACAATGTTGGAGTATTATTAGATGGCTGCATTAAAGTGTAACACTCTCCATCACTAGCTAATACTATATCTCCTGTCACGATTGAACCTGTGCTATCCCATGCAAGATACTGATTATTTTGTCCATTTCCTCCTGCACAAGGTTGCAATTCCCAAGAAGCATATGAAACTGGAGCTGGTGTAGGTGCTACAGTAGGCGCAGGAGTTGTTTGTGAATTAAGACACTCACTACAAGAATCAAACTCTTGATCTACAGTTTGAGTGGGAACTCCATTTGCTTGGTATGAATCTATTGTATAACAAATACCATTAGACGCTAAAATTACAACTCCTACATCTAAATTAGCATCATACGCTATTTGCTGATTGGCAGTTCCTCCGCTACACAGACCTAGATTCCAAACAGGTGTTTGTGAAACTGGAGCAGGAGTTGGAGCAGGTGTTGCACAAGAACTGAAAGTAAACACAAATCCATTAGGTCCTACTTGGAAAGAGTTTCCTCCACCATATTGGTCCGTAAAGTATGTATTTCCTCCGTTATATAATGTTGTTAATGCGGCATCTAAATATAAAGCGTGCCCATTATTGTATGTTTGTTGAACAGAAGTATCTCCGTGAGAGTTGTATACTGTTACAGGAGCTCCAGTCGAAGAACAAGCTAAAGCAGAGCTGGACCATCCTTGCAATGGATTTGTTCCGCTCGAAGTATTGGCGTATATAGTAAATGAAGCTACTGCAGGCGCAGGAGCAGGTGTAGGTGAAGGTGTAGTAGGCGCTGGTGTAGTCGTTGGAGCTGGTGTTGTAGGAGCTGGTGACGGTGATGGTGTTGTAGGTGCTGGCGTTGGAGCTGGCGTAGGGGCTACGCAACTAAAAGTTGAAATCACAGTGCCATTAGATATTTCTATTCCAGATCCACTTGCGAGTATATAATGACCATCTGCATAATCAGATAAGCCTTGATTGTCTTGATAAACAGAATTACTTACACCTGGATAGCTGCCTGATCCATTATGATAAGCTGTAGTATATCCTCCAGAATGCGCACATGCTTGGACTCCATCTGTGTAACCCTGATCTGAAATAGCAAATGATGGGTATGAGAATACTGGAGCTGGTGTAGTCGTTGGAGCTGGTGTAGGAGCAGGAGTTACAGGGTCTGCACTTACAACACATTTAGCCGTGTCTTGAAAGGGAGGGATGTAATCTGGGTCTCCTTTTGAGTTAGGTTTTGTGTCTAAAGTAGCAATTCCGTCTACTAGCTTTTTTAGCTCTGTAACTACAACTATACCAGTATTAGCCATTAAAAATAATTTTACACAAAGTTACTAATTTTTGAGACTCGCTTCTTTTAGTAAGCCATAGTATTGATAGGAGCATTTTTTTTCATCTAGCTTCAAATCTGAAGCAAACGGATCGTTATGTATGTAAGCTCCTTTGTAGAACATTCCTGTGTGTGAGGAGGTAACACCAGCGTTGTGATATATAGAACAATGATCCCATCTTTTTATAGGATCTGTTGCCCAACAAAAGTCCATATCTGGATGTATTCTTGTCTCTATACCCCTCATCCAAGCCATCCATAATGTAGCCCACATTTCGGCAGTCCAAACCTGTAACATGTGATAGTTAGGGTCTGCTTTCTTTTTAGCCTTCTCATATACATTTGTCATCTTGTAAAGCTTAACGCCCATACTGTAACAGTCGTACCAGAATTTTGCGTCTACATTTTTGACAATATATTGCGCTCCTCCAGAATTATCTTCATTTTTCTTGACAGTATCTTCATCAATGCCTGTTGTAATGAGCATAGTTTCTAAGGTATCCCTACCCTTAGACATAATATAATTATATCCTAAGTAGCTTTTAGTGTCGCTTAGATACCAGATATCGTCATTACATAAATGATCTAGACTAGGATTTTTAGTAAAAGCGATATCAGAATCATGAAAAAAAACGGAATCATTTCTCGTTTCAGGAAATTGCTCATAGTATCTAAATAACAAATAATGTTTTATGCTTGGTATGTAAGACTTATCAGGCCTACCATCTTTATACCTGTGTATAGATATACCAGGGTACTTGCCTTCTAAATGTGAAAACCATTGTTTAGGTTGGTTGGGTAAAACAGATGCCAATATATGAACATCTCTCATTTCTATGCCTGCTTTTTGAAAAGAATAAAGCATGACATCTAGTTGCCAAGAGAAATAATGATTCTCTGGTTGAGCACATATATATTTCATTTTAATTCAATTAACTACAAGGCGTACACATTGAAGAGAAGCTCGATCCACTCCAGTAACTATACTCATTATTCTTGGTATAGTATCCTGTTGATGCATAACCACTTGTATCTCCTGTGTAACAAGCACTAGCGACTTGATATACTTTAGACGAACTACACCAGTTAGAATTATCAGTATAAACAACTACGTAACTTCCTTCACAAACGCTAGTTGAACTATAGTACACCCCATGAGCATAACAAGGTGCGTTAGTAGGCGTTGGAGCTGTTGGCGCTGGAGTAGTTGGTGCTGGCGTTGGTGACGGTGCTGGCGTTTCTGTTGGCGCTGGTGTTGTCGGTGCAGGAGTTGTAGGTGCAGGTGTAGCACATGTTGTATCAACTCCGACAGTACAAGTTATAGTTGTTCCTGAGTTAGTCCAATATGGGTCGCTTACATAGAAAGATGCACTAACACTTGCAGTTCCGCTATTTGGCGTAGCACTAGTTGGACTATAAGAAACTAATGTTTGATCGCTAAATCTAGCTGATACATCAATTGCTCCTGAATTACAATCAAAGCTAGTTACAAACCAATATGAACCATGAGTACCACAACTGTATGTACTACAATTAGTTGTACATACTGGTGGTGGGTTTGTTGGTGTAGGAGCAACAGGAACTGGTGCATTAGTAGGTGTTGGAGCTACAGGTGGTGGTGATGTAGGCGCAGGGGTCGGATTAGGAGATGCTGCTGTTGGCGCTGGAGTTGTTGGAGCAGGGGTTGGAGCTGGTGTAGGCGCTACAGTAGGAGCAGGAGTTGGAATTGGAACGACCGCTTGTTCACAATAATACTTGTTTACAACCCAAGAAACATTACCTTTCTCACAATAGTAATCATCTTCTCTCCACTCAATAACAGGGTCTTTTACATTTATTACATATAAATCATTATAAGGATCATATCCTCCAATAACCTGAGAGTTAGCTGTGTCTCCAACATTTTCTCTGAACCAGTCCTTCATTCCATATTCAGAAATCTCTTCTAAACCATTACTATCCAGTCTAACAACAGTTCCTCTCTTACTGTCTGTGAAAAATATGTCATTATACCATTTAGCAAAAGAAGATGGCGATTTTGATATTCCATATTCTCCTATATAAGGAACTTGTGTTCCTAATACATCTTCGGTTGAACCAACATTTCCAGTTCCGTCTGCATTATATAAAACAGACTTTTCGAACATAATTTTACTAACCTTGTTCTCTTGGAAAACAATCAGGTCTGTATCTCTTGAAGATATTTTTTCAATAGACCCATATTTATCATCTATATCCCTAAAGTTAGATAAAGACAAATTAAATTCGTTAAGTCCATTGTAATTTGTAGATTGCTCATATCGACCACCATATGTTAATGAGGCTATTCTCTTATTTTGACGATAGCCTTCGTAGCTAATCAAAGGTCTTGCATTGTGCAACAATTCTTTTGCGTTAAAAGCATCTTTGTACTTATAACTTTCTATGGGTCCACCCCAAGTAAATGCGTTGAAGAAATCTAAAGTAACTAAAGCTGCTCTTCCTTCTGCTTGATCTCTATCTCCATTTGAGCCCTTATGATATCCTTGCTCCGTTATATCATATGTTTCTCCTATTTCATGAAAAGTATCATCATTTAATACTTTAGGCTTTGTTTCAAAAACAAGTAGAGAATCTCCTCTATCCTTCAGAACCATATTCCAGCTAGCCTCACAAAATACATTTGCCGACAAACCGTCAAGTATGCCTCCAAGCCAAGTGTGATCTCCTGATCCAATAAGATCTGCTAATCCTGCGTCTTGTGAATTTTGAGAATCTATGATCATGCACAAGGGGTCAGATGCGTTGTTTGTCACCTGAAAAGTTCTCCCTAATTCAGTTCCTGTATCTGTGACAACACCTCTTCTCCATTTAATCTTAGATTCAGGAATCTTTATGGTCATTTCTTCCTTCATCTGCTCATGCCAAAACTCCTCTATGTTTGGATAATATTTGCTTGAAAGAATGCTGGACGAAAATATATTAAAATAATCCGATCTTCTTTCATTGAAAGTCAATCTCAACGTACTTCCTGGACCAACCTCTCTGTTATCTTCTGGGCCCACTAATACAACTTGAGCAAACTTTTCTTCATCGTATGAGGTTATTGGGTTTCTAGCATTTACAGTCCATCTTTCACCTAAAGAATGACCTGTAGATGCGTTAAATGAAATTCCAAGTCCATCTTGAAGCGAGTAACTTTGATTCATCAAAAGATTCTCTGTCCATGGTCCTGTTCCATTTTCATCGGTTACCCTCCATTTAAAAGTATCAGTCGTTCCAATTGAATCAACCTCAATTTCGAATCTTTGATCCGTAGATCCACTAGGTGTTCCTGTAATAGACATGTCGTTCAAAGATGAGCCTGCAACCTGATAATAAAAAGGCCCTTCAAAATATCTTACTGTCTGTTCGTTTGTGATCCTATTGCTAAGCTGACCTGTTTTTCTTCTTGAGTTGTCCTCGTCTCTACTTGTTTTCTTAAAATAACCTGCATCACTAATGCTATATCCTGAAGGCTTTAACTTCATATAGGTTCCCTCTTCCTGCAAAATTTCACCTATACCAGCAGATCCTGAAGTATCAAGAAAGTTTCTATCTTTTTGTCCAAACTCTAGAACTTTTGTTTCTACATAATTATCTTTTTTCCCTGATGTATCAGATTTTACAACAAGAAAATCACCTTCTTTAAACTTATCCAAATCAGCCTTCTCTACCTTAACCCAAGCAAAATCAGAGTCAGTAAAAAATATTACAGGAGTTACTGTTTCATACTGGCTTTCATTTTCTTTTAAGAATAATCTATAATGCTTTGCCCATTTAGGTGCAATATTTTTTATTGTTAATTGAAGTTTATTTTTTCTATCAGAATATCCAACTGGTATTTTTACAGCATTATTTTCGCAAGTCATTACCGTAGACATTCTTCCATATTCATCGAGGTAAACAATGCCTGCCTCATAACTTCGGTTACTCTTTATTGTTCTAGTTGGGTTAGAGAAAGGAACAAACGTAGAGAGGTGGTTCAAAGTGAAATCGAAGTTTATCTCTTCATTATTCACGTCAACCATATCGTAGTTTTCCGTGTAGTTTGCGTAAATGAGCCTATTTCCAATAATATCTTGTGTTTCGGCTTTTAATGGGACATTGTCAAATAGCCTAGTGCTTTCGTCAGAAGGAAGCACAGTATATATCTTGCTGTTTTTAAATGAAAAAGTATAGTCTGAGTTATCTGACAACTTTAACTTGCTTTTTTTAAAATTTTCTATCAAAAATATTCTTGACGAATCAGACTCTCTAAAACACAAATCAATCGAAACAACATTAGAGCCTCCTGTCTCAAAAGTTACATTTGCTTGATTGTATTGGTTTTTCATTGACTCATTAGTAGCCTCATCATAGTTGTAGAAAAACTCTCTTGCATCAAATGCATATTCACTGAAAGGCCCAAGGCTACTAACCTCGCCATCAAGATATTTGTATCTGTAAGCAAACTGTATAAATTTATCAGTCAAGAAATTCTCTTCACTGTTTCCAGTATTCACCAATTCAATCTCAGGCTGCCTTATGGGAGGTTTTACGATAACATTTATGTCGTCTTGTGTAAATCCGTTTTCAGAGTAAGTTTTTGCTCTTTGTATATTTATTTTTCTAGGTGGATTAAAGCCATCTGTCCAAAACAAAAAGTCCCTATCATTATCAGTGTCGTTAAGTATGTTTGCACTGTGTATTTTATTAAACCTTTGAAAATTTAGTACATTTTCACCTTCAGGTCTAGTGTCTGATAAAACAAAAGAGCTTGTTCCAGAAACATTATCGTATTCGCAAATATAAGAAGCAGAGGAAGTAACAACAAACCAATAAATTCTATTGTTTGCGTCATCTGCTATAGAACCTATAGTTTCTGGATTACTTCCTGAATAAGACAACAGTTGTCCAGCTAATCTGTTTGATTTAGCATTTTTTAAAACGCCTGTATCAGCATCTACAACGCTAGAAACCAAAACATTTTCAGCATGAATATACTCGTCATTTTTTAACAAGCGTTCATCCGCATCTTTATTCATGCGACCAGAAAGGAATACGTTTTGTAGCTTCATTACTTAATCCACTTGTTTCTACCTTTCAGGCTTTGTACAAGGTCATCTAAATTAATATTCATCAATCTAATTTTTGCATTTCTGAGTTTTGCGCTAGCTTCTTTTTTTGCTCTTCTAACAATATACTCTTGAACGCCATATTTTCTATCTAAAACTTGTGCCTGAATATAGCTATAAATAAAATCTTCAGCAAGTTTATGTACTCTCAATGTTGCATCGTCATTTGTAAACATACCATCAGATATATATTGTATGATGACTAAGTCGCCATCTTGTAAATGTGAGCTAAATCTGATGTATCCTGATTTTTTTTCTACAATGTATGTTCCGTTCTTGTTTGCGCTAGATGTATCCATTCCAAATCTACCGCCTGTGTGTTCAGCTTCTAAGGTGTCATAATCAATAGAGTCCTGCTTACTAATGTAAGACCTTTGCTCTGCCAGGGAGTCTGCTTCTTGCAAATCTCCATCTTGATTAAAAATAAAGTTTCCGTTTTCATCTTGCAGATAACCCTTAGCTTGAGACATGTTTTTATTTTGAGTTAGCGGATGCAATCTACCACTATCATCAACCCAAGACACCTTTGTTAATTGCACAAAATCTTCTGGCATAACAACTCTTAGTGTTTCAGATAATTCTACCTCGATGCTTTCCTCTAACTTGAGAGCGCTATAATTAAGCTCTTGTAAGGCTCTTTTTGCATGATGCACAACCTGATAACGCTGCACATCATTAACGATTTTATCGTCCCCAACATTCATTAACATGAAGTTGTTCACTATATCTTTTAGCAGAACATATTGATATTCTCCATGTCTCGCTACGTCATCGTAATATTGTTGTGAGCTCATTTATTATGTAAGATTTTCTTTTTCGTACTCCGTTTTGTCTTGTCCCTCTGCCACAGAAACTACGTCTTCTGCTCTGATTGTAACACCAGCATATCTTAATATCTTAACTATCAGTTGAGTTTCCTCTTCTGGGTGTAACTCAAAGTCCTGGAAATCTGATGCAGTTGGATTATAAATAGGATCACCATTTGGGTTGCTTAAATAAGTCCATTTGGGTGTTAATGGGGTTCTGTAGTAAACCAAATCAACATAGGCATCATATGGAGATACTTCGATATTTTCTCCGAACCTTGTGTATACTTTATATGTTTCTGAAGGAGATGATAGGTTCGCTTGATTTAAAAAGTAAAACTCAGTCTTATCAACTTCCTCTACAACAGCATCTCCACACAAAACAGTGTTGATCATGTATAAATCACTAGGTAATGTCAACTGATTATTTCCTGCTGCACTTAGAGATACTTTTTCTGTAAATATATCTAGCTTGTGTGATATGTCTTTTACCTCATCAGTTGCCCCTCTAGACCCTCTTCTATTATTCTTAGCCATCACAGCTTTTCTATAGTTGTCAAAGTACTCCTGATAGATTTCTAACTGTGCTGATTTTGCAAATAGATTAAATTCGCTAGGTGAGATATACCCACTATTATCCTTGTCTATGATAGATAATACTGTATTTCTAACGCTGTTAATCATCTCTTATTTTTAAGCAAATTTACGAAAAAAAGAAACCCCTCTTTTATGGAGGGGTTCTGTATAAGACGTTGAAGTAAGATTTATATCTTCTTCACAATCGCTTCCATTAAGTCCATCCCTTCGTCCGTCTTAAAGTAAGATGCTAAGGCTGCAATCGGATTATCTCCAAATGTAACAGTCAACACCTTTTGCTCTGACTTGTCATTCCAAACAACAGTTCTGTTGTCGTCTTTAACTCGCAATATGCCGTTGTCTACGGCTCTTATAGCTAGATTTCTAAGCTTGATATCTGGATCATTCGCATAATCAAGAAATTCTCTAGGATTAGTTCTAGCGTACTGTATCATGTCTCTTTTTAATTCCGAAGAAGTAAGTTTGGATACGTCTGCTCTAAAAACTATTCTACCTATTGCCTCTAAGTCTTCTATAGGCATTTCTCTTGCAGTTAACTGAGCATCTAAGACATACTCTTCAAAATCTAATTCTTCTTGAGCATCACGATGTGGATCCCACTCTTCATATTCCACCCCATTATCAGGATGGTAGATGCTTAGAAATTTCTGTAAGTTCACATTGTTTGCTGGAACAGTTAACATACCATTTTCAAACTCAATAGGTGATGGTATCACATATCCATCCTGTTCATCCATGAAAGGAGTAATACTGTTTGTTGCGTAACGCAAAGGTCTATAGTTTTGTCCATCAAACCACTGTAATGGTTTGTTTCCACTATGTGAAGATCTAAGTAAATATGTAATTGGGCTTTTGTTTCCTAACAGAATATATCTTCTGTCTTTCATAACCCATTCTTCTTTTTTAGCACTAGGACGTGCTTTTGTAGTATTTGCCATTTTATTTTATTTTATTTTATTAGATTAAAAAAAGGGAAGTGTAGCCAAATGACTACACTTTCCCTAATAAATATTACTTCAATAATACGAAGTTATTTGCTCCCATAACACAAAGTGCACGCTCTGATAAGAAGTGTACTTGCATTGCATCAAGGTCGCTTGTGCTAGCTCCACCAGCAGAACCTAAAGTCCAAGTTTTATACTTGCGATCTTCAGCTTCAGACTTGCGGTAACGTACGTGTAAGAAAGGACGTTTTGCGTTCTTACCTAACACTTGATCGTAGATAGTAGTAGTACCAGCAGGAACTAATACACCATCGATATCGTCAATAGCACCACGAGTAGTAGCATCATTTAAGTATTTCCAGTCAGACTTATAGAAGTCATATCCGATGTTGAATCCAGAGAATCCAAGCTCTAAAGCCATATCTTTGTCGTTGTCAAACAATCCGAAAGATGCTGCACCAGCAGTTCCATAAGTGTTAAGACCTGCAAGCATGTTGTCAATCTCGAAAGATTTGTCACGGCTAACAAAAAGAACGTTCTCTTGAATAGCACCTTGCTTGTCTAATACTTTTACAATGTTCTCTACATCTGATTTACCAGCGATAGATCCAGTAGCAATATTACCTCTTGACTCGATAGCAGAGAATAAACCTTCTGTACCTTTATATCCTGCAGTTTCAGCAGCAGAACCAGATGCAGCAGTTTCTCCTTCTACCATAGAAGTTTCTAGGTAATCTTCAAAACGTAAACGAGTTTCGTGCTCAGACTTCAAATACCATAGATATCCAGTAGCTCCGTTTTCAGTAGTTACTTCAATCCATCCGATTTGAGCCATGTCAGAACCAGCAACTTCGTATTTGTCTTTGATAATAATTGGGCTATTTTCAAAGATATCTACGTTAGCTTCTAGAGATCCTTCCATTCCTCCAGTTCCTTTTTTGAATTCAGAACCGTAAGCATAGATAGTTAATCCTGTTGTACCAGTTAAACCAGCACCAGTAAGTGTAGCACCACCATAAGCAGCGACAGTAAAGTCAGCTCCGTTAGCGTCTACAGATGTAATAAGAGCCTTTGCTGTGTTAGTTCCATCAGAAATGATTACTGTTTGGTTAGCACGGAAAGGGTGAGAAGCTGAGGTGATAGTTTCACCAGAACGAGAAGCAGCTTTTACGATTAGGTGTAAACGACCTTGCTCTGTCCATTTGATAAGGTCAGAGTTTGAAGGAAGTTCAGCACCTACTAAACGTAAGAAAGATGCAATCGAACGGTTTCCATAACGCTCAAATTCTTTTTCATAAAGATCAGGGAGATACTGATTTAAAAAATCAAAATCTGTGATGTAGTTAGTTGATAACACCGACTTAGTTGGAGCAGGTGTAATCGGTACTCCAGCAGGAGTAGGTGACATTGTTACAGCCATTTTAAATAATTTTTAAGGTTTTTAACTTCTTTTTCTAATTTTCAATCTAGAACCAGCATCTTCAGTTACAGCCCTGAATTTAGTTGCCCCATCACTGCCAGTAACTACGTTTTGTTTTACAGACATGTCAATGTTTTTTGTCTCTTTTACTAGACCATTAACAGCATCTGCAGTTCCCAAATCGTAGAAATACTTGGCGAATGCATCAGGATTGTTTGCTACAGTCATCGCTTTATGATAACCCACAGCATCACTAACTTCACCTTTTTCATTCAAGAAACCTCCTACGAAGTTTGCTATGTTTGAGTTTCGGCTTTTTACGGACTCTTTATCCTTTAGTTTGTAAACCTGTTTCTTTTCTCCTAAGTCAAACTCGAAACCTTCGATTTGATTGAAAAGTTCATCGGTTTTGTTTTTGAAAACCTCAGCTCTCTGTTTCACTAAAGAATCCTGCTTTTCCTGGTTCTGCTTATATTCGCTATAAAAGTTAAAAGCTTCTTTATACTGTTCAGGTACGTTGGCTTCACTTGACTCAAGTGGCTTGTAGTATTTCTCCTTCTGAGTAGAAAAATGCTCTTTAGCTTTATACAACTCTTCTTTTAATGCAAGTTTTTTGTCTCGCTTCGAATCTTCACTATCATCATCATCAGACAAAAAATGTTTTCCAATGTGATAAGATATGTCTTCATCGTCAAAATGTGGCTTGTTTTCTTTAATGTATGATTTTAATAAATCTAATTCAGACATACTATCGTAGTCTTTGCTTAAATTCATATAATCAGACAAGCCTCTTCCTGTCTCTTTTTGATACTTTAAAAAGGCTTCCACATCTTCTGTAAGCTCGATTTTATCTTCTTGCTTATCGTTATTTGAAAGAACGTCATCTAGATTCAGATCATACTTGCTTAGGTATTCTCTAACTCTATCTTCATCTGAAACCTCAACGGTTTCTTGTTTTTCTTCTTGAACAGGCTCTTGTACTTCTTCTTGCACCTGTTCTTGTGCTTGTTCTTGTACCTGTTCTTGTACAGGTTC